CCTGCGGCTGATAAGGCGTGCCATCCTCGAGAAACAGCTCCACAATCGCTTCCAGCGTATCACCCTTTGTGACGGTGATGGTCGTTCCCCTGATCGAAACCATGGCTATTCTCCTCCCTGATTCTCCAGCGCCGCCACCTTCTGCTCTAGATTGAAGATCCTTTGCAGGATCCCGCTGTTATCGAGAGCAGCACTGTGCAGATCCAAATCGATACCGTTCTCCCCGATCAGGAAAAGCGTTATCATGTTGCTGTTCTGCGAATACAGCTGTCCTTCCTCGCCGTAACCCACAGCATAGCACTGATACTCGCCAGTGACACTGGGGCGGGGAACGGTCAGCTCAGTCTCGTAGGTGATATAGTCCTCCGAGTAAATGCCGCTCTGCATGACGATGCGGTAACATTCATATTCCTGTTTCTCCGGCGGCGTCACCGTGAAGGTCACCGTCCCGTCAGCGTTCTCCACTGCCGCGAGCACAGGCGCTTTCCCGGCATTCCCTTTCCTGTTTACAGGAACCACGATTCTGGTGATCTTTCTGTGCAGCAGTTTGTAGAACGCAATCGCGCCCATCGTCGGAAACGCCTTCACCCCCAGCCGTTCTATAGCGTTGCCGCAGATACGCTGTCCCGGCTCCTGCCAGGTGACCTCGTCGTAGTCGTTGTAGCTGTAGGAGTGCGTGTCCTTATCGTAGACGCCTATGGCGTAGGTTTTCTTATCACCCTGGCTGTGGTTGACCGGCTCAATATAATACTGAACCAGCTCTCCATCACTCGATTCATGGATGATGGAGAGCTGGCTGACGACCTTCGGCGCGGGATTGCGCTCATACGCTGTCAGGTCGATCATTTTCTCGATGTCAAGCGCCATGGCGGCACCTCACAGCTGGAACGTGGGATTCACGTCAATAATGAAGTTCGTGTTCTTCATGGGACGGTCGATCTCGGCGTTCATGGTGATGACGGCATCGGCGGCCGGCGGAGTGGTGAAGTGGATCGGCGAGCCGTTCCTGTGCAGATAGCTGATGCCGTTCGCGTAGAAGCGCCCGTTTTTCACTGCGTCCGAGCATCCGGAAACGTCCGTGCTAAGCCGCCAGTATTTTGCCGTAATGGTTTCCGGGAATTCAAACCGATATGAAACGGCAGAATTTCCGGTTGAGGTCACACTGTAGCTGCCCACGTCGACCCAGGTCTCCCCGTCCACCGAATAACTCAGCGTGAATATGGCGTAGCGCCAGTAATTGGACCCGGTATTGTTGATCGCGTTCATCTGGAAGAAATCCGCTTCCAGTCCGATCTGCGGATCTTCTTCCAGTTCCCATTCCAGCGGGTGATCCTTATCCCAGACCAGATACATGCGACTGTTGTTCCCGCTCCCGGATGTAACCTTGTTCAGGTCGCCTTTCAGCGGATGCTGACCGCAGTTACTCTGTGTCGAATTCAGCCGGACCAGCTCATTTTTCAACGTACAGAAAATGCTCGGGTTCAGCGAATACAGCCCGCTCAGATTGTTGCGGCTGTCACAAGTATAATCCACGCCGCGAACCTGAAGCACATCATCCACATAGATCTCTTCCGAATCTTTGACCCACAGATTGAGCGGCGGTGCGAAATCCTGCGTCGCGCCGTCACCTGTTCCCACGCGCATATCCTTCAGCTTTTTGTTCGGGAATATCTCTGCGTTTGGAAACTTCCATACGCCTATCGGCACGCTGGGATAGTAGGACTCATAGCTCTGCGATCCAAACATGGACGGGATTACAGCAATCGCGTTGATATAATCCTGGGTAGTCTGGTTTTCGGTACCAAACCTGCCGCCGCTGCAGGTCAATACATGATTGGCGCTGTTGTAGGCATTGGAGAGTATGACCGCACTCCCAATTCGGTTTCCACTTGTCATGAGATCCGGATACGCGCGCAGCATCGCAACCATCGGGTTACACAGGGACGGAAGGTACGGCCATGTCTTTGATGAAGCGCCTTCTCCCATCAGATAATAGTACCACGGCGTCCACTCAAATCCAGAGCTTGAGGTAAACGTGTATTTGATATGGATGTCCACAAACAGGACTTCCGTATCGGTCTTCGTGATGGTCATGGGATTGCCTTCCGCGTCTTTGATCAGCGCGTGCGTTCCCATTCCAAGGCCGGGATTGCCCGTGGTAATGTATATGCCGATTTCGGATACGGTGCCCACAAACTCGGAAGTGGCGTCGATCTTCGCCGTGCAGCGAATGTTCCAGGTATTGTCCGTATCCAGTTCCGGCGTTTCAACGGATACAATGTTCCCATAGTTCCAGCTGAACGTCCAGAGCGGGCTGGTCAGCGCCGTATCGGCCTCGGTTGGCTCCTGGCTTCCGTTTCCAAACCATATGGAATGAATACGCATACCGTTGCTCGCCGCAAGCTGCTGGCGCATCCGCGCCGTAATGAGATTGTGGAAGTGCGCCAGCACCTTCTTCTCCCCATCAACGTATTTATAGATGGTGTAGGTATTCTTCATACCCATGATCTGTCTCTTCATGAATTTCCTCCCGCATACAACAAAGGCCTGATATGGTAAACGGTGTGAACACCTTTTCCCGGTATAAGCATAAACACATCACACTGGCGACGTGCCACTCTGACGATATTCAAAGCCGCTGGACAGGCTGCCCATGACAACCTTTTCTTCGTCATATTCATAATTGATATAACCGGTTCCATAGTACATCATTCCGGAGCTCAGGGATTCGAGGCCAATACTCTCCTTCACCAGAACCTTCTTTTCCACTACTGGAGAGAAGACAAGATTCGCGGCGGTGCTCCTCATGACGACTTCTTCAGAATAATCCATGCGCCTGTAGATCGTCGTGTCAATCATGAGCGTTCCGCTGGGGCACACTATGGTTCCCCAGTCGTCTATGACACATTGAAGGTCATTGCTGCGTGCAGCGTTGACATATACGTAGGTGATCAGCCTGGCGGGCGGTTTCTTCAGCCGTATGGTGATCATCGCGGTTCCACCCATGTTTTCGAAGGATATGCTGTCCACGTCGGAATACGCAATACTGTCCTCGTTGAAAATGATGACATCACGCATGGTGCTGTCGAAGCAGCGCAGTTCACGGTTGACGCCAATCTGTATGGTGAGCAGATCCTCCGTATAGGACAGCTCGTAGCGGATCGCCAGATCTGTATCGGAAGGACAGTACAGAAACGCCAGGTTCTCCTGATGATGAAGGCGCACCGTTTCCCTGGGCACAGCCTGTGCGACGTAGGTGCGCGACGTATATACCCACAAATTCCTCGTCGGCGTAGACATTTCAAATCCCAGGCGGTAATCGTTGAGCCTGTGGACGCGAAGGTCTGTAACCTGCTCATCGGTCAGCAACAGCTCCGGCGTCAGCCACCGCTTCATATCCTGATCGACGTCATAGACGTACTGAACATAGAACGGCATGCCGTCCCGGATATAGGCGACAACCAGCCCCTGATCCTGTTCGGGATAGAGATTGGAGCTGTACCCCCTGCAGGCGCTTACTGACGTCACATCGATATCCAGTAATATCCGGCTGTTTTCATCTTCTCCATGCTGTGCGTACAGCAGATGATCCGGGTCAATCCAGAAATACCAGGGCTGATCCTCCGTCTCGATGGTGAAGACATCCTCGCTCTCACGCAGCACCCATCTGCCGTCGAACTCAATGGCTGCGTCCAGCGCCTCCCCCGCCGTATACACGCCCGTCCACAAGGGATTGGAGGAATAGGACTCTTTATAGTCCCTCCGGCTGACCAGCATCTTTCCCTTCTCAATGCCCACAATCCATATCTGGTCCGGTCCGCTGGCCTCTGTCAGCTGGCGCATGGTAATGTCCCGCACATCCATGGTGATGTCGTCCACCGGCTCGGCAAAGTTGCCGGCGCTTATCGTGAAGAAAACTCCTCGCGTTTCCACGGTCAGCTCGCCCGACAGCACCTGCGCCGTGACATAGGCCACATGAATACCAACCGCCCGGTTGAGATAGGCGTGGGGTATGCCGATGCTGTTCTCACCCGCATGGATATCCAGCTCCAGCGGCGAATACAGTTCTTCAACATTCTGATCATAGAACCGCAATGTAAGGTGTGTGGACTCGCTGGCTGTAAAGTGCACCAGGAAATGGCCTTCCACGTCCGCCTGTTTGGAGATGTAGTAGGTCACCATGCCCAGCGTCTGTTCTGTCTGGCCGACCACGATCGGCTCCGTATTGTAGTCATAAATCAGCCGGTTGATTGAACTGGTAATGGACGTGACCTGGCGGGCCAGACCGGAAATGTCCTTGTCGCTCTTGCTTTTTGCGGAGGCCAGGGCGGGATTCGTTCCCACCCCGGCTATGGAGTACTTTCCGTGATAATGAAAGGTGATCTTCGTGATACAGGAGATTCTGCTGCTGTCGGCATAGCCGTCCTGAAAGCGCAGCACGTCCATCAGGTCGTAGGCGGGATTGCCGATCATATCAACGGTAAACGGCACGTACCGGATCTGCCCCAGCGCTTTCAGAATCTCCGTGCACATCCCTTCAACCTCATAGTTTTCCATAGGCTGAAGAAACGGGTTGGATCCAAGGTTATACGTCAGACCGTCGTCTTCCTCTTCGTTGAAGTAGACTGTTTTCTGTTCTGCGACATCTACGACCGAAATACCCGTATACCTGGTTTCGTAATCGTCGAACCTGCTCCCGTTGAAGCGATGCTCCGTATCGATGGTGTCCACCGCTGCCTGTCCATAAGCCCTGAGGACGATACGACCCCGCCGATCCGCGAACACATTACACCCGCACGTCTGGGCAACCCAGGACACGCAGTCCCTCCAGTTGTCGATGTCGTTGCTGTCATAGAGCCGCAGCTGCTTCGTTCCGTTCGCAAAGGCGCTGAAATCTCTCGGGGCCATGGCCAGCTCCAGACCGCAGGAGGCGCAGGCGAGGGAAAGAATCTCATAGGGCGTTCCTGACAGGCCTGTGCTGGTAAAGGATCGGTCCAGTTTCGACATATTGTCATACGCCGTGATATCCACGCTGCCCGCGCCCCAGCTTGCCTTTGAAACCGTGAAGATGCCAAGCGGAATATACTCATATCGCCCGGACGAAAGCCGCAAACCAAAATGAGGTATGATTTCGGAATTCATAAGCGTATAGCGCGACAGCGTCAGTCCCTTCACCAGGGTGATCTTCAGTTCGCTGGTATACACCTGTCCGATTTGTACATTGGAGGCGTCCGAGCACTGGGATGTGATGGAGAAGGATCCGGCGAGGATATTCTCTTCGGTAAATGGCACGCCGTTCACCGTTCCCTTGATGCTGTGACGCTGAACGGGCTTCTTCATCGCCTCCCGGTAAGCCTGAGAAACAGCGTACATTACAACTCCTCCATCTTTACCGTCATCTGGTACAGACCGTCCGTCCGCAACTGCTCACGCGCATTGCGCACATGCTTTTCACCGGTTATGGCGAACTGGCACTCATGTTCCGTCATCTCATCCGTCTGCGGAAAGAAAGCGGAGACCGTCACCGTATCCATTCCGGCCCAGATCCTGAACCGATCCGCCCACAGGCCTGTCAGCGTCCATGTTCCGGCTATCGTTAGCTTTGACTCTCGATGGACGGAGACCTGCGTCGTGCCGGCCTCCGTCTCGTACTCCGTCTTCAGCTTTTCGCTGACAAATTCAAGATCCCCGTCAGGGCGGGGAAGCGTAATGCCATTGATGGCAATCTCCTGAAACATCATCTGCCTCCCGAGCGGTAGTTCGCTCTCTGCACGGCGGTCACCACAATCTCGTCGATCCGATCCTGTCCGATGTACACGGGAATGGTGATATCTCCACCGCCCTGCTCCGTCTGCGCCAGCGCCTCTGTCAGACGCTGGACCAGAGATGTGCCTTCGGCTCCGTTTGACGCGGCAGCTTCAGCACCGCGAGCTTCAATTGAGGGCGAAAGCACCATGCCGGACGCCACATCATCCATCGCGGCGGAAACCAGTCCGCGACTCTTTTCAATGCCCCTCGCCAGTCCCTTCATGAAATCCGGCATCCAGCTTTCATAATCCGTCAGGGGGCCTTCATCAGGAACCGAGAAATGGAGTACGGACCTGATTGCGTCCGCCACGCTTCTCGCCGCGTCCGCGACCGCGCCGATGGCACTTCTAATGCCGTTGACGATGCCCATGATAAGGTCGCGGCCCCAGGAATATGCCTGCCCGATCAGACCTGTCACGAAGTTGACCGCCTGGTTCAGGCCGCTGCTGATGGTGCTGTATATCTGGCTGATTATGCCGGCAATCGCGGAACGCATATTGTTCCAGATGGACTGCACGGCGGAACTGATGCTGTTCATCAGGGACGTAACCGTGCTTTTTATGCTGTTCCAGACGGAAGAAACCGTACTGGAAATGGCATTCATC